ATACCTCTGACACTTCTCTAACGTCCTCTCAAAAGGCTCATGCTCAAATGTTGTTGCGTTCTGCCCTACTTCTAACTGAACTCCTGTAAGAAAGAATGTGTTATCTGTGCTTGAGAAGAAGGAAGATATACCTACGGCTCTATCATTGTCTGCTCTAGCAGACCATGTTTCACTTAGTGTGCCACTGGTATAAGTAGAACCTCCGTGAAGCCAAATCATCAGGTCTAAACTTGCTCCATTGTCATCATCAAATGCTCCTGTTGTATCAGCTGGAAATGTTAATTCTACTCTTGTCCAGTCTGTACCCACAGTAAAAGATTTACTAACTTGTCTAGTGTTGTCATTGTCCATAAGTTCAGCAACATATGTAGCACTTGCATTTCCTTTTACATAAAAAGACACAGCAAAAGGTTTTGCATCTGATGTCCCCTTTGCAAATCCTTGTAAGTTTTGACCTTCTATTTTTTGCTGTAATATCAAAACCTCTGTTGATGCAATAGATGTATCTGCTGTCGTGCAATCTAGTTTTAAACTATTTGCAAATCCACTAGGTGCAGAACTGTCTTGTGTCATGGTAAAACGACCTGCTGTACTACCACCTAATATAACTCTCCATCTATCACAAGTATAATAGCCACTAGAAGAAATGCCTGTTTCTGAGACACTTCTCTGTGCCACGTTCATTGCCCCATTAATTATGACATTTTTATTAGCCCCACCCCCACCAGCGTTGATGTTGCCTATAAGGTTTGCTAATTCTGCTGCTTTGCTCATGCTAAATCTCCATGCCATGTAACGTGATGTAATCCAACTGCCGCTGCATTATTTGTTGTAAACATTTCACAGTTGATAACTGAGGAAGACAATATGGCAACAGCTAAGTTTCTGTTAGATGGATTTGAACTACTGTTTCCCCCACTAGATGTAGGAGAATAAACACTGTTTGACATTGCGTTAGTCATGTTAATTTCTACTTCTTGGTCATCATCTGTGAGACTACTTACATTAAAACTATCATTAGCAACTGGTGGGTTATCATTTGTATCAAAGTTTACCCAACCTTTAGCTAACCCCTGTTGCAGATTAGTCGTGGTGCTATTCCCTTCGCCTGTCACAGCGATTGACCCTGCTGTGGTGACACCTGTTAATGTATTTATTTTAAGTGTTGATGCCATTATGCTAAGTCTCCTGCTATAATCACCATTGCGTAATCTGAGTCATTACCTGACGTAGCACTTGCGTGTGTGGCAAATATCTCAAAAGCACTAGTGGACATAGCACCGTTATAGTCACACCCTAAATTAGCAGTATCATTATAACCAGAACCATCCTTACTCATACCTGCTCCTGCGTAATCATTATTATTAAAATTATTAGAAAAAGCTAATTCGTAACGTCCTGTTCCATTATCAGTAGTTCCACTTAAATTAAAGCTATCTCTAACATTGTTATTTACCATATCTACATTAACCCAACATTTAGCTAACCCCTGTTGTAGGTTAGTAGTAGTCGTACCACCCTCTCCAACGATAGTGGTCTGTCCTGTAGAGTTCATGGTTAGCTTTGTAGCATTGGCTACCTTCAGCAATATCTGGTCATTAGTAGCAAGATCAATCCCAGTGTCATTATCTCCCCCTGCATTGACGATTGTATCTACTTTAATTTCACTTGCCATTATGCTAAATCTCCAAAATATGAAACATGAGACCTAGATAAATCGAAGCTTGTTCTTCCTCCTGATGTATTACTAACATAAAATGTTTGATGTTGGTCTCCTGTTGTTGTTTTATTATCAGCAGAGCTTGAATTAATATGATAGGTTCTAGCCATTCCAACTTCATTATAATTTACATTTGACATATTATTACTTAGCACAGTTATATAGTTACCTGTGGAGCTATCAGTAACACTAGACATATTAAAACTGTCATCTGCTGTATTTTGATTAAAACTTAACCAAGCTTTACACAACCCCTGCTGTAAGTTAGTAGTCGCAGATGTACCTTCACCCAAGACATTTATACTTCCACCTGTGGTGCTACCTTTTAAATTATCTACTCTAAGTTCACTTGTCATAATATTGTATAAAATCCATTAACTGTTAGCGTTGCTGATGCACCGACTGTAATAGGTCCTGCTGACAGTGCATTGGTTGTGCTACTGATTGTTATGTCAGCACTTATTGTCTGACCATTGGTTCGTATGATACTGTCGTTACCTAAGAAGGGATAGCGTGTGTCTGACTCTGACTTGGTGTAGCTGTTGGCTATGCTAAACGCATCATATACCACTATCTCCACAACATCGTTAACGGATGCACCTGTAACCAAAACCACTGTTGTGCCTGTTGTGGAGGTGTAATCTGTGGCAGGTTTGAGTAGTATACCATTCTGATAGACATCGACATACTCACCATCTGAATATGTGAGCGTATTGGAATTAGCATCCGAACCAGAGAAAGATGTCTGCCCTGCTGTGGCTTGGTATATGAAGCGTGTTCTAACTCCTTGGTTTGGTGCTTTTCCTATGTAGGGCATTTAGTTATCCTATCTTTCTTGCGTCATCTTTTGCTTTACGATTCTTGTAGTCACTTCTTGCAAGAACTAACTTTACAAAATCAGCTTGGTTGCTTGGGATTGGGTCAGTAAAAGAACTATCGTTCATTAACTTTGTTGTCCACTCTTGTTGCATCCTCTTCCAACAGTTGTTTATTTTGCCTGTCATTGCATCTTGCACCCATGTGTTTATGTCAACCAAGTCATTATTCAATATAGACTGTTGAATGTCATCAACTTCTATTGTTAGTGTAAGTTTTGCCATTTTTATCTCCTTTAATATACGTTATTTCGCATTGGCATATTAGCAGACTAGATAACCACAAAAGAATGAATCTGAACCATTAAAATCTGTTCCTTGTGTACCAGAACTCTGACGATATCGTATACTAGCCGTATCATTCGCATCCATGTCTGCTAAAACACTTGCAGTAATAGTGTGATAAGCTCCTGTTTGGTCAAAAGTGCCAGGATCAATAATAAAGTAATATGTTTTGTTGCTTGTTATAAGATACATTTCCAAATAATTACTATCAGATGCAATAGCTGTGAAATACGCACTAAAACTAAGATTATATCTACCAGTTACAGGAGCAGTAAAAACATTAGATGCAACATCACCATTTTGGTCAAATACCTCTGTATCTAAAGTGAATACACGATTATCATTTAAAGGAAAGTCGTTAGCATCTATTGAAAACACTAGAAAAGCAGATTGCAAAGGCTTAGTAATATGACCATTAGCATCAATCACCATGTGTGATGTAGTGCCTAATGTAGAGCCTAGACCTATGGTTAAGCTGTCTGTGCTATCATCCAAACCTATGTGAAAGTCTTGGGCATTACCATCAAATATAATAGAATTATCTGATGCTGACCCTCCCCCTAATGTGAGAGGATTACCTACTCCACCACCTCTAACTTTAGTTAAAGCCATAATTTACCTCATGCGTAAGGGCTGTCACCCAATGTGCTTGTATCCCAAGCTGCTTTAAGTTTAGCTATTGTGTCTGCATCATCTATAGCTTTTGCAGCAGGAGCATCTCTCAATGCTTTCTTCTTTTTTACCGATGCTGTTTTAGCCGATGCGTCATCAGCCTCTAATGCTTTCATGTATGTTACATCTTCAGCTTCTAACAAAGGCTTTCTGACTTCTCTGATCTTGTCTTTGAATATCTTCTTAGCCTCCGTCATGTCTTCGGATATCACAGAACCACTTAGCTTCCATGCGTTTCTAAAATGTCTGTCAGATGGCACAGTTGCAGTAGACGCATCTATGGTTGCCCCATCCTTATCTGTTATAAATGTTTTGGTCATCGTATCTCCTATGCCACTTGTTGATCTATTTTCCAAGCGTTACGCCATGTTCGATGTGACGGTAACTGCTCCTTCTTTACTATAAGCAAACGCTTTCTATTTGCTTGCTCATAATCTTTCCACACTCTCTCAGGTATGTCTTTCATAATCAAGTATTCTATTGCCTGTTCCTCTGTCATTGATTCTACTGGCTTTGTATTATGGAGTAAATACCCTCGTGTATGCTTTACAAAGTCTGGTTGTGCTTCGTCTTTCTTGAGTTCCCAATAGACCCACACAGGTGGTAGTATCCCACCATTTAAGGCACACGCCATCCAATTAGGGTCAGGGTGTGTTACCTTTGCAGGTTCATCTAGGTTGTCAGGGTCTTCCCATACAATGCAATATTCACTTCTGTATGGCTCTAGGTTTTCTTTTGCCCACCCTAGTCTATCCCATAAATGTGTTCCTTGAAATTCTGGTGTCATGCTAAATTTCCTATTCCTGCAAAGGAGTTTTTATTGAAATCAGTTGTTGTGCCAGTTTTTCTTGCTTGATAACCACATCCAGTTGTTGAATGTGTGTCTTGAGAAGAACAAGGGCCATATTGATTGTTTTCTCCTGATGTATTACCTAAAGCAGAGTAAAACTCATTACTCATTGCATTTGTAAACGTAACAGTGAAGTCTCCTGTGGCATTATCTGTTACACCAGAAACATTAAAAGAATCTCTGATAGTGTTGTCACTATTATTATCCCACACACCAGAATATTTAGCCAACCCCTCTTGCACATTCGTAGTGGTAATATTCCCTGCACCTGCAACAATAGTGATGCTGTTCTTTGCGTCCATTCCCTCTAGGGCATTTGTTCTTAGTGTACTCATGCCAAGTCTCCGTGGATTACAAAGGACATAAAACTATGGTCAGAAGCAGAATTAGACCCATCATAACTTCTGGTATCATAGCGAGAAGTGGTACTCCCACTTGAAGTGCCTCTTACTGTAGCTCCTGCCCCAGAAGCGTTTATTTGGGAGGCAACACCCACTTGATGAGA